ATGGCTGTTTTGCTTAATAAAAGTGATATGGCCGAATCAATAGGCATTTCTGTACAGGCGTTCGACAAGTGGGGTGTGGTTCCCACTGAGCGGCGAGGGCGAGAAGTCCTGTATGACGTTCGGTCGGTACTGGATGCGTGGCAGGCTCGGCAACAGAAAAAGCAACAGGCTGAACCGACGACGGACGACAATGCCGCCCAGAAATTACTGCTGGCTCGCATCGCATTAACTGAAGAACAAGCCAAAGGACAGCAGCTGAAAAATCAGGAATCAGAAGGGCGCGTCGTCGATACCGACTTTTGTATTTTTGCTCTCAACCGCATAGCGATGGAGTTATCGAGTATTTTGGATTCGATCCCCTTGGCTGTTCAGCGGCAGTGCCCTGACATCTCACCACACCATGTGGACTTCCTAAAATTGCAGATTGCGAAAGGGGCAAACTGCTGCGCCAACGCCGGGGATAAGTTACCGGAGTGGCTGGATGAGTATCTCTCGATATCAGCTGAGTAATATGCAGGCCGCGGTAACCATTGGCCTGAAGCCGTTACAGCGCCCAATTCCCATGACGGCTGTCGAGTGGGCGGATACACACTATTACTTGCCTAAAGAATCCTCGTATGGCGCGGGGAACTGGGAAACCTTACCGTTTCAAGTTGCCATCATGAATGCCATGGGCAACGACCGGATCCGCGAAGTCAATGTGGTCAAATCTGCGCGGGTCGGGTACTCCAAGATGCTGCTGGCGGTGTATGCCTATTTCATCGAGCACAAGCAGCGCAACACACTGATCTGGTTGCCTACCGACAGTGATGCCGAAAACTTCATGAAAACCCACGTCGAACCGACTATCCGTGATGTGCCGGTCTTACGGGCATTGGCACCGTGGTTTGGCCGCAAACACCGTAACAATACGCTGACCATGAAACGCTTTGCCAATGGCTGTGGCTTTTGGTGCCTCGGGGGCAAGGCGGCCAAAAACTACCGTGAAAAATCGGTGGATGTGGCCGGCTACGATGAATTGGCGGCATTCGATGCGGATATCGAGAAGGAAGGTTCACCCACCTTTCTGGGCGATAAGCGGATCGAGGGCTCGGTGTGGCCCAAGTCGATTCGTGGCTCCACGCCAAAATTACGCGGCACGTGCCAGATAGAGCGGGCGGCTAAAAATGCCGAGCTGATGATGCGCTTTCATGTCGCTTGCCCACACTGCGGACAGCCTCAGTATTTGAAGTTTGGCGATCGGGACACGCCCTTTGGGTTGAAGTGGGACAAAGGGCAACCGGAGACCGTGTTCTATCTTTGTGAGCATTCAGGCTGTGTGATTAAGCAACACGAGCTGGATTTCTCACAGGCGCGCTATGTGTGCGAGCGCACGGGCACATGGACGCAAGATGGTCTGCAGTGGTTCTCATCCTGCGGGCAGACCATTACGCCGCCGGAGAGTGTGACCTTTCATATTTGGACGGCCTATAGCCCCTTTACGACGTGGGTGCAGATAGTCAAAGACTGGCTGAAAACCAAAGGTGATATCGGTCAGCAAAAGACCTTCGTCAATACGACGCTGGGCGAAACATGGGAGCCGGCCGTCGGTGAACGGCCTGAAGCGGAAGTGATTGAAGAGGGCAAAGAGCACTTTTCAGCGCAGGTTCCGGATGAGGTGGCGTATCTCACCGCCGGTATCGACTCTCAGCTGGATCGTTACGAGATGCGCGTGTGGGGATGGGGCCCCGGCGAGGAGTCTTGGCTAATTGATCGGGTGATCATCATGGGACGACATGATGAGGAAGAGACGCTGGTACGTGTGGATACCGCCATCAATGCCGTGTATCGCCGTGCCAACGGGGTTGAGATGTCGATATCCCGTATTTGCTGGGATATCGGGGGTATTGACCCGCAAATTGTCTACGCGCGCTCGCGCCTGCATGGCTTATTTCGTGTGATCCCCGTGAAAGGGGCATCAGTCTATGGCAAGCCGGTCGCCGACATGCCGCGCAAACGCAATAAGCACGGGGTGTATCTTACCGAAGTGGGCTCTGATACGGCCAAAGAGCAAATCTATCACCGCTTGACGCTCAAGCGGGCCGCGCCCGATGAACCGATGCCCGGGGCGGTGCATTTTCCCAATAATCCAGACGTGTTTGACCTGACTGAGGCGCAGCAATTGACGGCAGAGGAGGTGACCGAGAAGTGGGAAAACGGCAAACGGCGTTACTTGTGGGATAACAAAGGCCGTCGTAATGAGGCATTGGACTGTTTTGTGTATGCCTTGGCCGCATTACGGATCAGCGTGTCCCGCTGGCAAGTGAATCTGGAGGCATTACAAGCCAGTTTTCAACAAGAAAATCGTGAGCAGTCACGACGACAGAGTGAAGCAACGTTAGCGCAAATGGCAAAAATACTCGGAGGGTAAGGGTATGGCTACGCAGGCTGATTTACTGGCGGCCCGTAAAGCACTGCATGATTTGATGACCGGAAAGCGGGTGACCTCGGTGCAAAAAGAGGGGCGACGGGTTGAGTTTACTGCCGCCAATGTCAGTGAATTGAAACGTTATATCGCGGAGTTAGAGGCGCAGTCGGGCATGAGCCGTCGTCGTCGTCCGGCAGGGTTTTATGTATGAGTTCGCAACTTCTTGCCCCCGATGGGGTGACGCCACTACGCCAATTTGCGGGGTTTTCTGGGGGTGGCAGCGGCTTTGGTGGTCAGCTTAAAGAGTGGAGCCCCGCACAAGAAAGTGCCGATGCGGCCTTATTGCCGGTATTGGCGCGCGGGAATGCGCGTGCGGATGATTTGGTGCGTAACAATGGCTTTGCCGCCAATGTTATCCAGCTACATCAGGATCATATTGTGGGGTCGTTCTTTCGACTCAGTTATCGGCCTAACTGGCGTTATTTAGGCATTGGTGAAGCCGACGCGCGTGCGTTCGCGCGAGAGGTGGAAGATGCGTGGGCAGAGTATGCCGAGGATAACCACTGCTACATTGATGCCGAGCGCAAGCGAACCTTCACCATGATGATCCGTGAAGGGGTGGCGGTCCATGCCTTCAATGGCGAGATTTTTGTTCAGCCGTGCTGGGACAGTGATACGCACACCCTATTTCGCACGCGCTTCAAAATGGTCAGTCCTAAGCGGATTTGTAATCCGTTTGGTCGCTGTGATGAGACTGGGCTGCGTGCCGGCGTCGAGATAAACAGTGCCGGCGCGGCGTTGGCTTACCATGTGGCTGATGATGCGTATCCGGGCTGGACATCCAGAAAATGGACGCGGATCCCCCGAGAAATGCCAAATGGGCGTCCGGCCATGATCCATGTTTTTGAGCCGCAAGAGGATGGGCAAACCCGCGGGGCTAACCGGTTTTATAGCGTCATGGAGCAAATGAAAATGCTCGATACGCTCCAGCAAACCCAGTTACAGAGCGCCATCGTCAAAGCCATGTATGCCGCCACGATTGAAAGTGAGTTGGATACGGAGGCGGCGATGGAGTTCATTTTAGGCGCGGGAGAGAGCAGTAAAGCCGGTGGTGTCACGCCCCCATTAGAAGGGATGTTGGCACAGATGGCCGCTTACTATCTCAATGCCCAAGTCAAATTGGGCGGTGCCAAAGTACCGCATCTTTTCCCTGGCGACTCCCTCAACTTACAAACCGCCCAGAATGCGGATAACGGCTTCTCTGCGCTAGAACAATCGTTGCTCTGCTACATCGCGGCCGGCACGGGCGTGTCGTATGAGCAGCTATCCCGTAATTACCAGCAGCTGAGTTACTCCACGGCGCGCGCCAGTGCGAATGAGTCGTGGCACTACTTTATGGGGCGACGCAAATTCATCGCCTCGCGTCAGGCGAGCCAGATGTTTTTGTGCTGGCTGGAGGAGGCGATTGTCCGCGGCGTGGTGAGATTACCGGCTAAGGCGCGATTTTCTTTCCAAGAAGCGCGCTGTTCATGGGCCAAATGTGAGTGGATTGGTGCCGGACGTTTAGCCATTGATGGATTAAAAGAGGTGCAAGAGGCGGTCATGCTGATTGAAGGCGGCTTGAGCACCTATGAAATCGAATGTGCCAAGCGGGGCTTGGATTATGAAGATGTCTTTGCCCAGCAAGTGCGTGAGACCCTCGAGCGGAAAAATAAAGGTCTCGCTCCACCGGCATGGGCGGCTACCGCCTTCCAAACACAACTGAAGAACACCACAAAGGAGGAGGCTGATGCTGCGTAATCTTCCCCATATCGCGGGGTTGGCATTTAACCAGCCCTTACTACTTGAACCCGCCTATGCGCGGGTTTTCTTTTGCGCGTTAGCCGAGCAGATGGGGATTGCGGCCATCCGTGATGTCAGCGGTGAATCGTTAGCGACCTCACAGGAGTTAGCGGCCTTTCAGGAGCACGCGGGACGCCGAGAGCCTCGCCCGTATTCCTTGGCGGAGCGGATTGCGGTAATCCCGATATCCGGCACCTTGGTGAGCAAGACGCGCAGTGTGAAGCCCTATTCGGGGATGACCGGCTACAACGGGATTGTGGCGCGCTTGAATCAAGCCATGGCCGATCCCGACGTGGACGGGGTGCTGTTAGATATGGACACCCCAGTCGGGATGGTAGCCGGGGCGTTTGACTGTGCGGATGTCATTGCGCGGATGCGTACGATAAAGCCGATCTGGTCCTTGGCCAATGACATGCACTGCAGTGCCGGTCAGTTGATAGCAAGCGCTGCCAGCCATCGCCTTATTACGCAAACGGCTCGAACCGGCTCCATTGGCGTGATGATGGCGCACAGTAACTATGCCGGCGCGATGGCCAAAGAGGGGGTCGAGATCACCTTGCTGTATAGCGGCCAGCACAAGGTGGAGGGTAACCCGTATAGCGCGTTACCGGACAGCGTACGTGAGCAGTTTCAAGTGCAGATGGATATGACGCGGCAGCGATTTGCCGAGAAGGTTGCCTGTTATACCGGCTTGTCGGTTGACGATGTTCTCGCGACAGAAGCCGCCGTGTATGCCGGCGCGGAGGTGTTGGATATCGGGCTGGCAGACCAGCTGGTGATTAATTCAGATGCTATCGGCGTGATGCGCGAGGCATTAACCCATTCATCAAAAACCGTGATTACGGGAGGAGTCATGCAAGAAAACCATTCTGCTGATAACCAGCCGACAGAGGCGGCGCAGAGTGTGGCGGGGATTTCCGCGGAGCAGTTATCTGCGGCGGTAGCTGATGCCGTGGCGGCTGAGAATGCACGCATTATGGGGATCCTCGGCTGTGAAGAGGCGAACGGGCGTGAAGCGATGGCGCAGGTGTTGGCTAAAACGCCGAGTATGACCGTCGAGGATGCTCGACGCATTATGGCGGCCGCACCACTCAGTGCCCAGGCACGCAGCGAGACAGCCTTAGATGACATGATGCGCGGCGCGCCGGCACCGGTCACATCAGCCTCCGTTCCTGTCGGGGCTGACGATAACGACTTACTGGCGATCCCAGTGTAAGGAGGCGTGATGAGCGAAGAAGTACTGACCTATTTTCAGCCATTGGGCGATAGCGATCCGGTGTACACCGCCCGCGGCGCGGCCGACTTAAGCGCGGCCACACCTGCATTGACCCCGCTGATGTTAAACGAAACGGGAAAATTGGTGGCATGGGATGGGACTAAAGCGGGTACCGCAGTGGGGCTGCTCGCCTTAAGTGTCGCTGATTCTGCAACGCAGGTGACCTATTTCAAAAGTGGGTCGTGGCGTCTGGAGGATATTCAGTGGCCTCACGGTGTCTCGGATGAGCACCTTAAACGTAATGCGTTTGTTGGCACTGCGCTTAGCGTGGTGTGATTGTCTGTTCAATGATTGAAGGCCGCGGATGCGGCTTTTTTTATAGGTAACGCTATGTCGATGTATACGACTCGTAAGCTGCTGACTGCGACGCAGCAAAAATTTAAGTTTGATCAGCTGTTTTTGCGTCTGTTCTTCCGTGAGACCTATACCTTCGATACCGAGGAAGTGAATCTGGCCAAAATCCCGGGCGAAGTGGATATGGCGGTGTATGTCTCGCCAACGGTATCCGGCAAGGTACTGCGTACCCGTGGTGGTCTGCGCCAACAATTCAAACCCGGCTATGTGAAGCCGAAGCATGAAGTCACGCCGGGCATGGTGGTGACGCAGTTGGCGGATGAAGACCCGCAGAACTTGAATGATCCGGCCTACCGCCGCAAGCGCCTGATTTTGCAAAACCTCAAAGATGAGGAGTTGGCCATTCAGCAAATTGAAGAGCGTCAGGCCGTCGATGCCGTGTTGCATGGCCGCTACATCATGGAAGGTGAGGATTTTGATCCAGTCGAGGTGGATATGCAGCGCAGCGCCGGCAATAACATCACACAGGCGGGTGGCGCAGAATGGTCGAAAAAAGATAAAGCCACCTATGACCCCACCGAAGACATTGAAGCGTATGCCCTGCAGGCCAGTGGCGTAATCAACATCATCGTGTTTGATCCGAAAGGATGGGCGCTGTTCCGCTCCTTCAAAAAAGTGAATGAGAAGTTGGATACCCGCCGCGGCTCCAACTCGGTGTTGGAAACCGCGTTAAAAGATCTGGGCCAAGCCGTGTCGTACAAAGGGATGTTCGGTGATGTCGCGATTGTGGTGTACAGCGGCCAGCATATCGTGAAGGGGAAAAAGCAAAACTACCTGCCTGAGCTGACGATGGTGCTGGGGAACACCCATGCGCGCGGTCTGCGTACCTATGGGGGATGTCAGGATATCGAGATTATCCGAGAAGGGGTCGTGAAAGGGACGCGCTTCCCGAAAAACTGGATCCAAACCGGTGACCCTGCGCATGAGTACACCATGACCCAATCTGCACCGCTGATGATTTTGGCGGATGCCGACGAATTTGTATCCGTGAAATTGGCGTAATGCCCATGAGCATGCCCCTGAATGGGGCATGATTTTTGAGGAGCGAAGCATGTCGCAGAAAGAGGAATTGATTACGCAATTGAATGCGCTCAGTGAGCAATTAGGGCGCAAGTTGCCCGTGACGGGCTCGTTGGCTGATCTGCAGCAGCGTGTACGTGAAGCGCAGGAAGAATTGGCGGAAATGGACGATGTCCCAAGAGTGAGCGGAGAAAAGAGTGCCGCAAAGGGTTGTGTGCAGGTGACTGCATTAGTGACCTTACATACCGATGCGTTCAACGCCCAAGATCAGCCGGTGAGTCTGGTGTTAAAAGGGGAATCATGTTGGCTAGCGCCAGAGTGGGTGCCTGATTTAAGTCAGCGTGGGCTGATTCAGGTGGTGTGATATGGCGTCTTTGGATGTGCTGTTTGATAGCGCTTTGCAGCGGGCTGATGAAGCCATCATGGAGCATATGGCGGCTGACTTTATTTTGCGGCCAAGAGACGGACAGCCTTTATCGGTTCGAGCCATTTATGACACCCAATTGTCTGCCGGTAAGGGGAGTCCTAGCAGTAGCGCTCCGCGCCCCTTTGCTGCTACGTGTGAGCATGGTTCGTTAACGGTATTGGGGCAGAGACTCGACAGAGCGTTGATGGTTGGCGCAGAACTGGATACTCCACAAGGCCCGAGAGTCGTGGCTGACGTTTTGTATCCAGACCAGAGCAGTACGTTGTTAGTGCTCGGGCTTGTTGGCGCACAGCGCTTACCTTCCGGAAATGGGGTGAGATTTACGCGATGAGCCTGCTGTACATGCATATTGATGACGATGTGCTGGAGCGGATGCTGTTGCAGTTCTCGGCCTTGAGCGATAAAGCCATCCGCATGGCATATCACCGCGCCATGAAGCGAACCGAAATCACTATCCGTAAGCAGGCGTTAAACCTGATGCGTGAACGCCTGGGTCTGCGTCCCGTACAGCGAAGTTTGAAACGGCGTGTGCAAGCCTACTTAAAGCCCGGTCAGGATAGTGCTGAACTCAAATTTTGGTTTGGCTTGAATGACCTAGACCCTTTGCTGTTTAAAGGCGGCGTTCGTAAAGCGGCAGGCGGCCTGATGATTCGGGGGACTTATCACGAACAGGCTTTTGTGGCGGTCATTCGCGGACGGCGAGGGGTGTGGCGACGTAAGGGTAAGCAGCGGACCCCACTCGAGCGGATCCGTGTACCGATTGACGATGAGATGATTGTGGCGTTGGAGGATGAGGTGTTTTTGAATTTGCCGGATATCTTTTTGCGCCATTTCGAGACGGATTTACGGGGGCGCAGCAAGTTAGCGGCAGGAGGGGTAAATGGCTGAAATGATTGAAAGCCCTAGCCAGTACTATGACCGCCTCGTGGCTGGGTTGACGACCCGTTTGGTCGGGGATATTCCCGTGTTGGGCTATGAGGACTTTGGGTCAGTGCCATTAAACGGTCCGGCGGTCTTTATCCAATTCGAGGATGCGCATCCCGGCACGCGCCGGCCAGATGGCCGCTATCAACACCAATTTCTCATCACCGCACATTGTGTCGTGCCGGCGTCAGTACCGCGCGCGGTGTTGGTGGCCATTGATTTGGCCTCAGAGCTTGAACGCGTGATTGACTCGAACACGTTCGGTTTATCGTCCTCCTGTTGTGGCCAGCCGGATATTCAAGTTAACGGTGATACCGGCTTTATGCTGGGAGTTGATGGGGTAGAAAGTCGCGGCGTGCAATGGATCCAACCGCTTTACTTAGGTGCAGGGGCGTTCACCCCGTCGCCTATCCGTGATGGCGTGAGGTTTGCCGTGAATCCGGATAATCCGGATGACCCTAACGCGTATCAGCCGATTCAGTGAGGTGGCCATGCATGATGCGTTAGATCAGATTATCGCGATGCGCCTTGCGCCCTTATTAGATCGGATTGCCTTGCTCGAGGCGCAGATTGAGTCTGGGCGGCGCCGCGCGAATAATGCGATTTTGCTCGGGCGTATTCAGTCAGTGTCGGGTCACCGTTGTACCGTGGTGGTCGGTAAAAATACGACGCCACCGATCAAATGGTTCTCCGCCGCGGCGGGGGATGTGGCGCATTACCGCCAGCCCTCCGTGGGGGAAACTACGCTACTGCTCAACTACGGTGCCGGTGATAACTTGCAAGGCTGCATTGCCTTAGTCGGTATTGATTCTGACGACTTCCCGTTTCCCACCGATAACCCCGATTGGGTGTATACCCAGATAGCGCAGAGTTACCTGTATTGGGATAAGGCGGTCGGGAAATTGGTTATCCATGCCCCAGGCGGGGTGGAGTTCGTCGATACGCCCTATGTGCGCAATGTGCATGGTGAGCTGGGCGATCAAGTACGCAACCTGTCAGACGATCGCACTATCTATAATTCACACCGTCACCCACACGGCGAGCCGATGGTGGGGGCGGTCAGTCACACGCAATGAGGGGAATATGTTCGGGATGGACGCGCGCACAGGGCGCACTCTCCGCGGTTTCGAACAACTGGCCAGCCGCTTACAGCAACTCTTTACTACCCGTCAGGGGAGTCGGTACCGCCGACGCGCCTTTGGCTGCCATGTTCCTGATTATCTGGGGCGGAATGTGTCGCCAGATGTCGCCTTACTCATCAAGGCGGACATGTTTGATGCCATGGCGGATCCCGCAAATGGCATCACGGATTTCAGCCCTAAGCGAATCGAACTTAAACCCGCCGACGCGGGTTTTTTTGTGTCGATTTTTGGCCATTACGAGGGGGAGTATGTGGAGGTGAAGGTACATGTTTAATCCGGCGATAGACCGGATCCCCGTCCCGCAGGCGTTGCAATATGAACCCTTTTCGCAGAAGTATCCGCGCTTAAAACAGGCCTTCTTGCAATGCCTCACGGCGATCCGCCCCGAGGATGTTACTGCCGTCGAACAGACATTAGAAAACGATGCTGAAATCCTGACGATTTTGCTGCAGTACCTGACGGAAGTGATGGTCTTTGAAGATCGTAAGCGCAATAAGCAGTTTGAAAGTTTGCTGATGCTGTTTGCCAAAGGGGATTCACTGGATGCGCGGGCGGCGGATTTTGGGGTTTTCCGACAAACGTTAAAAAAGGGCAACCCGAATGCCTATCCACCCCAGCCTGACGAGATGGAAAGCGATCGGGACTTGCTGATCCGCGCCTTGCTGGCCCCGTTTGGATTTGGCACCACGGGTAGCCGAACCGCTTACCGGTTTCATGCTATGACATTGGGCGAGCGGCCGACCATTTCGGTCGAAAAACCACAAGCCAATGAAGTGGTCTTGCGCTACCGCTTTGCTGACGAAAGTCCGGTGGGCAAAGTGCTGGATGCGCAGGCGCGTTGTGAAGCGCCGGGCACCGGTAACGTCTCCCTCTACATTTTGTCACGCGAGACGGCCGAAGGGATCCCCTCGGAGTCGCTGCTCAAGGAAGTTGCGACCTACCTGTCTCGGGATGACATTGAGCTGGAGACCGATGTGCTGTCGGTCAAAGCGCCGACGATCACCCACTATAAAATCCACGCCAAACTGTATGGTCGCCCCACGCCGGATGGACTGATTGATATCGAGCCGGTGACCGCGGCCTTGCAGGAATACGCGCAAGCCACGCACCGCCTGAGCGGACGGGTAGACCTGTCGATGTTGTATTTCACCTTGCAGCAGGCGCAGCGGGTGGTACGTGTCGAATTGAGTGAGCCGGCGGCCAGCATTGTGTGTGACTACAAAACGGCGCCGTATTGTACCGGTATCGAGTTGGAGGTGGCGTATGAGTGATTCGCTCCCCGATAACCGCACCCCCTTGCAGTCCGCGTTGTTACGGCTGATAGAGGCCGAGTTACACCAACAAGAGGCGCGTTCACCGACCGCTGGGCTCTTTGATGCCATGCGCACACCCGCCCAGTTTTTACCAGCGCTCGCCATTGAGCGTGGGGTGTCGGACTGGTTTCCGGAAGACTCACTACAAGCGCGGCGTAATGTCACCACCAATGGTTTGGTTATTCAGTCTAAAAGCTGCTCGCGCTATGGGCTGATGTTTGCTTTAAGTGCCCTAGGTGTTGAGGCGGAGATTACCAAAACCGGCCGGCCTTACGAGTTGAAGCTTGTGGCCAATTTGCCCGATGCCCAACTGGATGAGGCCACGTCACGGCGGATTATTGCACGTATTAATACCTATAAGGCTGAGCGGGATATCGTGGCTCTGGAGTTGGTCAGGGCGGCAGAGGTTGCACTGTATACGGCGATTTATGCCGAGTCCGGCGTGGTGAGTGATTGTGAGCCGTGGGCTCCGGCACTGCGCTCGGATGATTATGGGGTATACCACGCAGTGGTGGGTGAGGTTTATATCATTTCAGATTCTGAGGCGGCTATCCGATGAGTAAAGATTATCGCGGCTACCTGACTCAGGCGGGTCTGAACTACGAAAGTACAGCACACGCTTTGGGTAAGGTCGTCAACATTGCCAAAATCGGGATTGGTAATGGCGTCCTACCGGATGACCAATCGCCGATGGGATTGACGGCCATGGTCAATAAAATTGCCGAGTTTCCGGCCAAGGTTTATCAAGATGAAAAGAACCCCGGTGTCTTTGTGGCGGAGTGCGCCATACCGGCCGAACATGCCATTAATGGTACGGGGTATTACATCAATGAGATGTCAGCCATCTTGGATAACGGCATCTTGTACGCCTATCGACGGGTGTCAGGGGACTTCAAGCCACTGATCACCTCGGGGGAAGCCAAAAGCTATCTGTATCGGCTGCGTTTCATTCCCCAGAATGCTGGCGTGGTGAATGTCACTATTGATCCGTCTGTGGTGTGGCCGACGTTGGCGGATTTGAAGCGTGAAATTCAACGCCATGAAGAAAGCCGCAACCACCCTGATGCGTCATTGACGGAGAAGGGCTTTGTGCAGCTGAGCAGTGCGACCGATAGTACTTCCGAGACGCTAGCGGCAACGCCCAAGGCGGTGAAAGCGGTGCGTGACTTGGCCGCAGGCAAATACACGGCAGAGAATGCCACTACGAGTAAGCGTGGTCTGGTTCAGCTAAGTAGTGCGACAGATAGCACATCAGAGGCGCTAGCGGCAACGCCGAAGGCGGTGAAGACCGTTCACGATTTGGCGGTAAGCAAAGCGCCGGTGAATAGTCCCGCGTTAACGGGACATCCTACAGCGCCTACTCCCGTAGATTCAGCTGCTGGTCAGGAGATTGCTACGGCCGCTTTTGTGGTCGCGAAAATTGCAAAGTTGGTGAATTCATCGCCTGCCGCCTTGGACACACTGCAAGAGTTGGCGGCGGCTCTCGGCAACGATCCGAATTTTTCGGCCACAGTGATGAACCTCATTGGGCAGAAATTAAGTAAAGACCAGAATGGCTCGGATATACCCAATAAATATCTTTTTATCGACAATATTGGATTAAGAAATACGGTAAGTCTGGCCGGTGGAGCATTACAAAAAAATCAGAATGGTGCCGATATTCCAAATAAAAAATCCTTTGTAGCCAATATTGGTGCCTGTCGTACGGAAGGCGCATGGCTGAGCTCCGGAGGAGGTACGTGGTCTACAGCTCAATTTATTCAGTGGCTAAAATCTGCTGGCGCATTTAATCATTCATATTGGATGTGTAAAACCACATGGGATTATGCTGGAAATAAGGTTATTACTGATACTGGTTGTGGAAATATTTGTTTAGCAGGTGTGGTTATTGAAGTCATGGGAACAGATGCTGCAATGACCATTCGAGTGACAACTCCGACAACGACCAGTGGTGGCGGAGTACCAAATGCGCAGTTTATTTATGTTAATCATGGTGATGGTTATGCGCCTGGATGGTGGCGTGATTACAACACGAAAAATCCACCACCACAGCCAAGCTCGGTTATTTCTGATGTGAAGTTGGGTGCAGAGTATTCAAGAGGATATGCCGGTGGTGGTGTCGTAAAAGCCAATCCTGGATCAGTGCTTACTGGGCTGCAGGAGTTATCAGGGGATAATGAAATTCATGGTTATTATTTCAAACCAATCCAGATATTGAGAAATGGTAGTTGGGTAACGATTGCTGGGTGATGTTATGAAGTTCGTAAATGCAAAAATTTATCGACCCAATGAGCGAAAGTTTGGTGAAGATGCAATTTATTTCATTAGTGCCGATGGTGAGGACTGGTATGACTCATACGGTAAATTCTCTCAGCAATACAAACTTTGCATTGAACCCGACAGTGGAGTTGTCCGTAGTGTCTCTGAAGATGCGGGACGACTCTATCCTGCAGGATTTACTGTGGTAGAAGTCGACCAATTACCCGATGGATTTTCAATTGATGGCAATTGGTGCTACGCGGATGGTCATGTCATTAAACGCATGCCGACACAAGAAGAGCTGATTGCTCAGGCAGAACGGCAGAAACAGACATTATTGACTGCCGCAGCCAATGCGATTGCACCACTTCAGGATGCGGTTGATATTGGCGATGCAACACCAGAGGAGGTGGCCAGATTGCAGGATTGGAAAGCATTTCGAGTTGCTGTGAGTCGGGTGAATACCGCCGAGGTGCCGGTACTGTTCCCAAACATACCTGAAAATCGCTGACAGCGTACTCTGTAACCCCGTTATGTTTATGACAATAAGAATCCCGCTCTTGAGCGGGTTTTTTTATGGGATTTTTATGACGAAAAAACGCTATATCGCGCGGCTTGGCTTTGAACTTCCCAACCAACCGCGCAGGGTGGAGCAGGGGCAATCCTGCGAACTGACCGATTTGGAGGCCGAGCATTTGCTCCGTATCGGCTATATCAAAGTGCTCACCAGTAAAGAGAAACCGCGTCGTCGCGAGGAGGTAGTCCATGCCTGAAATTACCAGCTTCGTACACAATGGTATTTCCATTTTGAGCCAGCCGGCACCGCAGCCCATGGGACCGCTAGGCGGTGTGGTATTGGGGCTCGTGGGGACCGCGCCAGATGCCGATCCACAAATCCCGCGCAGTAAAGCGTGGCGCATTAATAGCCCCGTACAAGCCGCCATGCTGGATAAAACCGGTAATGAGCGTGGGACGCTGTGGCGTGCGGTCACCGAAATCCAAAAGGTGGCCAATGTCCCCATTTACGTGGTGATTGAGCGTGAAGAGACCGATTTGGAGCCGGCCGCCAAGGATTACACCATGACGGTCGTGTCAGCCTCTCAGGCGGAAGGCGGTCCCATTCAGGTAATTGTTGATAGCTCAACGTTATTGGAGTCGGTCAGCGGGAGCGCCGTTAACAGTTGGACAGCCGTGGTGGGTGAAAAAAGCGCGGCGGTGCAGATTTACACGGTGGGTGAGGTTAACACCTTAACGTTGAGTCAAAACGGCACCTTGCTGGTTTCCGACCTAAACCAAGGCACACAAATCACGGTGAAAGGTAAAGATCTGACGCCTGCCGGAACCGTGGCCAATATCATTGGTAAGGTTGATCCGGACACCGGTCGTCGAACCGGTATTCAAGCCCTGATTAGCACGGATGAATCGCTGACCCATATCGCGGCGCCCGGCTTTAACCATAAAGCGGTGTGTGATGCCTTGGCGCAAATGGCACTGCGTATTTCCGCGCAGCCGGTGCTGGATGGGCCATCGACCAACGATCAAGATGCGATTAATTTCAGTAAGTCGCTGGGCACGGTTGGCACGGGTTATGACTTGGCCACACTGGTCGATCCGTTTGTCAAAGTCTGGTCTGCCAAGGCCAAAGGCTATGTCTACATGTCTGGCGTCCCGCATTTGTTGGGGGCGGCGGCGCGGGTTAACCCGTGGGAAGTGCCGGGCAAAGGGCGAATGAACGTCAATATTGACGATACGCAGCGCACCATTGATTACAACGTCATGGATAAGGCCAGCGGTGGCAATCTGCTGAACCGCTATGGCATCACCTACTTCGCTCACACCAGTGTGGGTGGCTTCTCGGTCATCGGTAACCGGACGTTATCCGGTCGTTTCATCAATAAAGTCGGCTTAGAACAAGCCATCATCCGCAAACTGATTAAAACCGCTGATCGCAAGATGGGGGAAAACCTGACCGCTGAGTTTATGCAGCAGCAATGCGACAGTCTCAATGCGTGGTTAGCGCAGGAAGCGGCGGCCGGTGCGCTGATTGCCGCACAGGTCTATTTGCACCCGACGCTGAACTCGCCGGAGGCGTATCTGAACGGCGAGTGGCACATCGTGATTGCCTACGGTGGGTACAGTCCGAATGAGCACATGGTATTCCACCTGCGTGAGGATGTGGGGATCGTGAAATCATTTTTGGAGGAGACGCTGTAATGGCCGGCGCACAAGCAAAACTGGGTATGCGGGTATTGCTCAACGGTATTCCCTCCATGCTGGAGTTTGAGGATTACACCTCGGCGTACCCCAAAAAAGTGATGGAAGGAACGCGTGGCGGCTCCTTTGTGGCCGGTGAGCACTGGGTCGGTATTGAAGCGATGAAAGGGGCGCTGACATTAAAAGGCGCGACACCCGCGATGCTATCCCAATATGGCTTAACGGCTGGGGCGCTGATCCCCGTGACCATTTTTGAGACCTTCCGTGATGAAGATGGCGCGGTGATCCAAGCACAGGAGATTTGGCAAATGGCAGAAATCACCGCCATTGAGCAGAGCAATACCCAGATGGGACAGCTACGCCAGCATGTGATCAATTTCTCCATCAAATCGGCACGTCGTTTGGAGAACGGAAAGACCGTATTCCACGTCGATCGCAACGCCAACATTGTGGACTTGGGGCTGGGTAACGTCCTCGCCGCGGTGGTCTAACCGCATTCTCTTTTCCCTGATGACGGATCCCTGCATGAGCAGGGATTTTTTTTATCTGGAGGTTTTATGTCTGTCACTGCCTATAGCAAAACCCACACGCTGCGCTGGCCGATTGTCGATGACAAAGGGCAGCAGCTGACCGCCTTGAACATTCATACCTTGTCATTACGGACGGTGCGCGAGTTGCGTGCTGAATATGGTTTGGTGGACGGGGCATCAGATGGGGCCAGTGATGCGGTACTGATGAAGTTTGAAAAGGCGCTTTTGTTGCGCTCGACCGGTCTGTCTGACAGTGAATACCTGCGATTGTGCGTACCGGATTACAACAGCATTCTGCGCCACGTACGCGCGATGGTGAACGGCAAAGCCGAGCCGTTTCTGGCTGAGCAAGCCATGGCGCAAGGCAAAAAGGTTGCCGAAGTCGATCCCGATGCGCCCGTGTTATTGGTGCCTGTCGAGGACAAGTTCAAAGGGCGCGTGAGCCAAATTGCCATTCAACCGCCGACCGTGCATTTGCAGCAGGAGGCGCGTAAGCATACCGATCCGTTCCAGCAAACCCTCGTCATTGTCTCCACCTGTACCGAGTTGGATTTTGATGCGCTGCTCGATATGCACATGCCGGATTGGAACACGCTAACTGAGAGGGTGACTGATTTTTTGTCCGAAACGGCGGACTTCTTTCCGACATCGACTGCCAACGACTGACAGACACCATTCCTTTAGTTTACTCCGCCACTGAGCGTGAAATCCTTGGATGGCGGATCCCCACGGCGTTGCGCCGGTACTCACTGGCGCTGGCGAGATTAAAGGTATCCGAATGACGGGTAAAAAATATTCGGTCACGCTGGAAGCGAAAGATGCGCTGTCCCGAGTATTTGACAGTGCGGGGAAAGCGGCTGAGCGATACAAAACGGCCATCGGCCAGACCCGTGAGCAGGTGCAAGCGCTTGAGCGCTCACAAAAGCTGCTGGGTGAATATCAAGGATTGCAGCGTTCACTGGCAGAGAGCACGACCCGCTTGGCTGAGGCGCGACGCGCCGCTGATGCACAGGGGGCCAGTTTGCGGATCGCCGCGGCAGAGCAGCGTCGCTATGCCAAGGAGATGAATCAGGCGCAGGCGGTGATTGATGCCTTGAACCGTGAACTGCAGCAAAACGGCACACTGACAGCGGCGCAAAGCCGCGCCATGGCGCAGGCGCAGCAGAAGATAGCCAGTCTGACACCGGCTCATCAGAAAGCGGCGGAGGCTGCCGCCAAGCATCAACGCGAAACCCATAAACTGAGTGGTGAAGCCGCGCGGCTGGAGCGGTCCATGGATGGACAACGGCAGCGGTTAGCCCGCTTGGGCGGTGCGCTTAAACTCTCGGGGTCAGAGGCAAACCGATTAGCGGCCTATCAAGATCGTCTACAACGGGCGACAGACAAGGCGAATCACGCGCTGCAACGACAAGAGCAACGGCTAAAAACGCTCAATGCGGCCAACGACAAGATGCAGAAGAATGCCGAACTGCGTGGGGCGTTGAGTGGTGACATTATGGCCACCGTGGCCGCTGGCGCACCGTTGGTCGCGTTAGCGAAAAAGTCGATTGATTATGAGGCCAGTTTTGCCGGCGTCAAAAAGGTCGTCGATTTTAAAGATAAAGCCGACGAAGAGGCCACCCGTCGCCGCATGATGAAACTGGCTTCGGAGCTGGGGATCTCCCAAACGGGGATGACGGACATTGTGGCGGCGGCCGGTGAAGCCGGGATCGGTAAAAAGGCGGATGGTAAAACCGACAGTAATGAACTGCTGGAGTTTGCTGCATCGGCCGCCAAAATGGGCGTAGCCTATGATGTTTCCTCAGGAGAAGCGGGGGAGATTTTAGCCACGTGGCGCAGCGCGATGGGCTTAACCCAAGAGCAAGCCATGCAGCTGGCCGACTACACCAATCAGATCAGTAATGAGATGAAGGCGCGCGCCAAGGATGTGTCTGCGGTGATGAATCGCCAAGGTGCGACGGCCATGGGCGCGGGCTTTACCGATAAGCAATCCGCCGGTCTTGCTGCTGCCATGTTGGCCGGTGGGGCCACTGAAGAAACCGCTGCAACAGCGCTGAAAAATATCTCAGGGGCACTCACCAAGGGCTTTTCTGCCACCAAAAGTCAGCGCGAGGCCTTGGCCATGATTGGGTTTAATCCCGAGCAGTTGGCGAAAGACATGCAGAAGGATGCGGCTGGCACCTTGTTTAAGGTGCTCGAGAAGCTGAAAAAGGCCAAGCCTGAAGATCAAGGTGCCATCATCAGCCAGATTTTCGGTGAAGAGGTCAAAGGGGCAGTGGCCAAGTTGGCCACTAATACCACCTTACTGAAAAAAGCCCTCGATATGGCCGCGGATAGCAGCGCGTATCTCGGCTCGATGCAGAAAGAGTATGACGCGAGAGCACAAACTCGGGCGCACCGTATTGCACAGGTGAGCGCCAAGATTGAGCGCATCTCCATCGCGCTGGGTGATATGTTGCTGCCGGTGGTCGATGACTTGCTAGAGCCGGTGGCTAAATTGGCGGATGCCGGCTCCGAGCTGATGGAAACCTCCGAGTCGGCAAAAACGACCGTAAGTTGGTTATTGAAAGCCGGTGCCGCACTGGTTGGGCTGAAAGTGGGGATCGTGGTTCTAAAAGGGCTAGGCTCGCTGGTCTCCGACATCATCCAAGTGGGGCGTACCGGTAAAGCTAAGTTAGGTGATATGACGAGCCGCACCGCACGCTCATCTGAACGCGCGGCGCGCGGGCTGGAGGCCGTGAATCGTCAGCTAGACCGGATGGGGAAATCCCACGGGGCTTCGCCATTGGAGTCAATAGACGGTATCCACCCTCGCACTAAAAGGCGCAGAAAGAAACGGGGTGTGGGTAAAGGGCTCAGTTTACTGGGTTTAGGCGCGGGTATTGCGAGCTTTTCTGCGTCGGCAGATGCTGCAGATATGTTGGCGGATAGCGCCGATTTGGCCGGTGAAGCACACGATATTCTCAGTGCTGGTGGCCCGGTGTTACGTAGGCTTGGGAAAGTCTTTAAACCGCTGGATTACCTGCTGTCCGGATCAGCGCTGGCGAGCGCCGCTATTTCCGGTGATCGTCAACAGATAGGTAGCATGGCCGGAAACATCGCGGGAAGTGCCGCTGGTGGCTGGGCGGGCGCATCGGTTGGCGCGGCATTGGGAACGTTAATTTTGCCTGGTGTGGGTACAGCTGTTGGTGGTGCTTTGGGGGGAATCGGTGGCTCATTATTGGGGGGCGATTTGGGTAGCAATATCGGTGAAAAGTTGGCAGACAGTGTGGTGGAGGCTTACCAAACAGTTGCAGAGAGTGACATCTTAACCTCGCTTTCTAAGCGAATCGCGAGTTGGTTTGGCGGGGAGAGTCAGAATAAAACTGATGCAGCGTTTAAGGGCGACCCCACCAACACTATCGTCAGTAAAAACCAGCGAGAGGCCAGAGTCGATAACAAGTTTGAGATTAAATTTGATATCAAGGCATCAGGGGATCCGGAGCAAGATAACGCGCTGGCGCAGAAAATTCAGGCCCAACTTTCCAACCTTATCCCTTCATTACTCAGCAACTCATTATCACTGGATACACGGTTAGATGCTTCACTAGCCGGTTTAGGGAGTGATTGATGGCGCAATATGTGTTTGGCGATTTCTTATTTAGTGAGCGGGATGATAGCCCGCTTTACTCACTCAGCCGCAGTGCTGACGGTGGCTGGATAGAAGTGGAATTACTTAACCGGTTACCGATGCAGCAACAAACGGGGCGGAAGCTGGACCAAATCACCTTACGGGGACTTTGGTTTGGTTCGAAGGGGCAGCAGAGCTACGACAAGTTATTGGCCATCCGCGAGGAAGGTAAACCCCGCACTTTAGTCCGTAGCGATGGCACAAACTTGGGACGCTTTACGCTGGTTAGCATTGATTTTCAGGGCGATAGGATGGTGCATAACGGCATTTGCATGGTGCAAGAAATCGCTCTCACCTTGAAAGAATTCAGTGACCCGAACATCAAAAAACAGGAGCGCAATAATGCAAGTCATCAGAACGCAAGCGGGTGATACGTTGCCGGATTTGATGTGGCGTTATCTGGGTCGTGATGACGATGAAACCGAGGCCTTGCTTTACCAGTTAAATCCCGCGTTATATCGGTTGCCGCGGATTTTACCGGCCGGTGTCGTATTACAGATGCAAGCACCCGTGATTCAACGCGTCAGCAAACAGGTGGGAGTATGGAGTTAAACGTTGGGATCACCCCGGTTCATTACTGTGCTGGAAAGGGGGCTGACATCATTAATTCACGATTAGAGTCTTTTGAGCGTATTGATGCCAGCGGTGTGCAGTCCGATCAGCTGACACTTGAGGTGAATGTCGAGGGATTGGATAGCATCCCACAGGAAGGGGCCGTACTGACATGGTATGAAGGGTACAAAGAAACTGAAGTGCTCGAAATCGGAACATTCAAAATAACGCGCATCACGCCACGGCTTTTTCCGCGCCGTATTACCATCGTGGCTACCGCTGCACTGTTTGATAAAGACGATTCGACCGGCTTTAAAGAGCGTCGTTCCCGCAGCTGGGATGGCAAAACGCTGGGTGAGGTGTTTAGGGAAGTGGTTGAAGCGCATCACCTGACACCTCGAGTCGATCCTGAATTAGATGCGCTCCCGTTAGGGCATAGCGATCAGACCGATGAAACTGACGCCGCATTCTTAACCCGGATTGCAGAGCAATATGATGCGGTGGCCAAGCCGATGGATGGCATGTATGTATTGGCGTTGAGAGGGCAAACTCACACCATCACGGGTAAAGCGATGCCCACCGTTGAGGTCACGGTGCCGCCGGACAATCGCCCCGGCTGTAGAGCCTTTATTAATTGCCAGCTAGATACGCCATCACGAAAAAATGCAGGAGGGGTGATAGTGCTATGGGTGGATGAGAACGGCAATCTTCACGAGATTAAAAGCGGCAATCCACCTTATAAGCGAATGCCAGAGCCCTTTGTGAATAAAGCGCATGCTGAGCAAGCCCTAAAAGGGAAAGTCAGAAAAACTAAGCGTGAAGTATCCCGATTAACGTTAGATATTCCTGGTGATCCTCGCGTGTGCGCGGAGCTTCCTGTTGTGCTGGATAAGACATTTCCCAATGGTATGGCGGGGACTCGCAGTATTGATAGAGTGGTAGTTCGAGGCTCTCGTTCAGGTGGATATCGAATGACTGTTGTAGCAACAAACCCACAAAATTCACAAACTGTTTACTCGAATGAAGAGGGAGCGTAG